ACACGCCACAACACTCCCGTCTTATTTGTGACTTAGGTAAAGTCGCTGCAGGATACCCAAGGTAATCAACCCACGTGTGTTTTATTCTTCTGCGGCCAACTTGGCGAAGTATGACATAGTATCATCGTCATCATCGTCAGTTGTTGAAACTGTGATTTCAGGAGCCGGTGCGGTCTTTCGTTCAACAGGTTCTTCAGACTGTCTCAGTTCAGGATGAAATCCTGCCTGAGAGGAAGACTCACCTAAGACCATTGCTAGTCTCGCCGCTAACTCATCATACGACTTATAGTTAGCAGGATCGGTGAATTCACCGAGATCATAGATGCGATCATAGATCTCTTCAAGTTCTGAATCGGACTCTGACAAGGGTTGTGCAGAGGCAAACTCTGACTTGTCATAGTTACGATAACCTTCAACATTACGAATCTTCAGTTTGAAGGAAGCGCCTTCCCAAAAGTCAAACGGATTCATTGGATCTTCATCAGCAAATTCTGGTTGCATTGCATCCATCAATTTGTCAAAGATCTTCTTACCATATACAAACAAGAATACTTGACCTTCGTTTGCTGGGTTAGATGGATCTGATTCAACAAGAATGTTAGACACATAGTGCAAACGACGCTTACGTTCACGTGCGATATCCTTGTCTCGTTCATCACCAGAGTTCCACAACTTAGAGTTGGCTTCTGACACCGGATCGTTTTGACCGATTGAAGTCAGAGACTTCTCGATATACCATTGTCCAGTTGGGCCTTTGAAACCGTGATCCCAGTAGCGAACCCAAGGGAGTTCATTACCTTCAGACGCAGGCAGAAAACGAAGGACTGCATAACCATTTCCCGCTTTATCGACTGTGGGTTTCCAGATACGATCGTCTTGATAAGACTTTTTATTATCTGTTTGTGGAGAGAGTTGGTCGCCTGCAGCGGCTACCAGTTTGTTGATCGAAGACGATCGGTTCTTTTTTAGTGTTGCAAAAGACATATGTATTTCCTCGTATGTTCATTGTATTTTCAGTGTATGTTTTCGTATTGTACCACTTTTATTTAATGAAGTCAAGCGACTTCCATATCGAGTCAGCCGTAAATTCGACTGACCTGATATACTCCATTGTCGCCCACGGAGGGTCGATCAATGATAGTATTAGTTTCCCATTGAAGTTACGATAGAGATGATACGTTTGTCCAACTTTCGGTTCGAAGTTGTATTCCGCTTCATATACTATTTCGTTTAACTTAGCCAACTCAATGAGTTCTTCGTATTGTTCTTGCATACTATATATACGATCCTGAAAGTATGCTCTAGCTATTGATCCTCTCTGCGTCTTGAACAGATCGATGTCTGGGAGTTCAATCTTCGGTGCGCTGAAGTCCGTACCATAAGGTAACAACGCCCGTCTCTTATCTTCACTCAAAAGGCAAAGAGTTACCTTTTGGTTCTACCATGAAGTTTAGGTTTTGTGCTTCAACCTCTAGTTTGTTTTTGATAGCAGGAGAGATATATTTTTTAATATCTTCAATCTCGATATTGTGCTTTTCACATAAGTGAATGATGGCGTCCATATATGAAGAGTTACTAGACCTCACCACACCTTCAACCATCTTTGAAAATTTATTTTTGTTTAACATTAACCCGTCAAGAGTCATTGTCATTTTCTTCTCCTTTATAAAACCCAATATCATCATAAAAGAAGCCTTGTGTTCTTTTCATTACACCATCACTATGATAAGCAGGCGCAACCACTCTCCAAACAATCTTGTGTTCTCTATTCTCACCATAGCGGTGATCAGACCACATACCAGTGTTTAGATAACTCTGCATATTTTTAACATAGATTTCAGTTATCTGATATTCTCTTCTTTCGTTCCTGTCTTTGGAATCTCTACTATGTCTCATTCCATTAAGTTTTGTCTTCCAGATCTTCAACCATTCTTTCACTTTCTTGGGTGCCAAGAAATGATCATCTGGCAGATCACGAATATTTTCAGGTAGAGATAAGTTCTTAACTGGGCCTTTAGCCGCACGTGCCTTTATCAAACGTTCGGCAGCTGCCTTCCGTTGTTCATCCGTCATAGGTTTTCTTTTACGACGAATCTTTTTACGCTTTATTTCTTTTTCAGGTTCTTCCCACTTACTCATAGAAAGTGTATTCCTCTCTAACACTAAATATAATACAAGGCTAACACAAAGGTTTTCAAATGTCAAGTGATATTTTTGATTTCGGTTTTACAGCAGTCACAGAAGAAGAGTTGGATGCGGTTCAACAGGCGAACCAAACTATTCAAACTGTGTCTGCTGATGCCACTACTACTCAAGAAAAGCTCGATAAACTGTTTAATGCAATTCAACCGTTGTTAACTAATCTCAAGAAAAACCCTGAGAAAGACTATATTTATTGGCCTAACAGATTAGACAAGGTTGAACAGTTTGAGGATTATATTCAATCAATCTATACCAGTACACCTAGTGCATAATTCTCAGCAGTATCTTCTGCGTACTGAAGACTCTTATTAGTTACATCAACGGTACGAATATATCTGGACTTTTCATACAGTTCAACCATATAACCTCTTTCGGTTCTGATCACAACGGCTTCTTTTTTGCCGTTGTCTGATGTGTACCTTGACAATTCTTCGCAAGTAAATTGATTTTGATTTTTTTCATGTTTCATATTTTTACCTCCAAAAATCAGATCCCAATTGTCATTAAACTTTTCCCAATTGACCTGTCTAGGTCGTTGTTTACTTCCTTTACCCGCCATTCAACTCACTCCAATATCAGTCCGGCACTGGTGTTCAACACACCCATCGTTTGATTTTTTTCTCTGTTTTCAAACTCCGTCCACCATACTGGTTTACGCCGGCGTGTCCAAGCAGAGAATTCTCTTTTTGCCTCCCAATAATAATTACGATAGGAAGCAACAATATTACCTTCAACAATGCACTGCGAATATTCTTTCATTGCTGCAGGCGGTTCAGTGAGACCCTTTGATGGTAAATTTTCTGGTGGTATCATCAAGGGTTTTCGAAGTTCACGAATAGATTTGTGAACCTTACCATAACGATATGTATACTCTTTTCCAAGATTGACCCATAACTTATACAACCATTTATAGTTTTCATCTGACTCACGTAACCAAATATTACACGGATGGTTGATGTGAGAGGCCTTGTACAAGGTGTGGTTTAATACTGAATCTTCAAGATAATATCTTGCAATAGAACGGCCGTTCTGAGTTGTTCCTCTCCAATAGGTGCCATCAACCGTTCGATGACAAGTACTTAATAATTGAGCATACTCGATACACATTTTAACAACATGTTTATCGATATGTTCCTTAGCACACTGTGCAGGGTCTTGACTCAGTACAAATACATTCATTCTTTTTTTTCTTCAGCTCGAATACCGCCAATAATATAAGTCTCTGGATCTAGTTCCGTAAACCCATCTTCTTCCAAGAACATATATCCATCTTCATAATAACCTTCTATGACACGTTCTTGTTCTTCTTTGTCGTTTTCGATCGGGCCATAAAACTGAAAATCTTCATAGATACCATCATCTGTGTACAGAAACTCTATTTCCTGAAAACAAAGTTCTAAGTTCACATCATTGTCGTAGGCGTCTTGAAGTAAATCACATTCCTCATCATCCATCGGAGTAATCAACCACTCACCAGATCTCCAAAGAATTTCAATAGTAAACCTACTGTCCCCCTTTCTAAGAAAAGAAAACTCTTCGACAGATTTCTTATACTTGTTACCTACAACGTATTGTTTACCAACTTCAAACTTCATTTAGACTCTCCACTGCTTTCACCACATCTGGAAAATGTGTTCCAAGAATATCCCAACACTTATCTGCAACTTCAATATGTTCCGCTTGTGTACCGTGTCCTCTTCGGAGTTCACAGTAATGAAGCCACGAGCGTAAGGTGCCTGCCATATACAATGTTGTTTCGGTCAAACCCTCGGGTAACAACGCTCGTGCCTGTTCCTTTGCAATGCCACTGTTCAGTGCCATCTCATAGGCGTCTTTTGCTTTGCTCACAACTTCTTGTTGTAAACGATTGAAGTTTGCCTGCGCCTTTGTTTGCAAATCTTCATCGGAAAACTCCAGACTCAATTGACGATTGGTTGGATGTTGTGTTCGTGCTTCACGGTCTTGCACAAAACCTTCACTCACCGCATACCGTTGACTAAACTCTTGAAACGAGAACGAACGGTGTCGAATGATCTGTCGACTGATATCACGAGTCGTTTTGATCTCCATCGTGACTGACACCATCTCGAACGGCGACCAATGATTCTCTCTGATGAGATAGCGTAATAACTTGGCCGCGGTTTTCTCATTATTCTGGTTAGAAGGATTACTCACGCGGGCTGCGTATGCAATCAGTTCATTCGCCGTATGACAACCCGTGATAGCACTAGGTTGAGTCATACCTACAAGTTTTACTTCACAGGTCATATTTGCCATCCTCGAATTCACCAGGCACACTGTTGTATGCAATCACGTGTTTAAAGGCGTCGAGCAATTTAGTATCACGAATTGAGTCATCGTCCATACTAAATTCAAGGTCGACCATTTGATCAATCAACTCAGTGCGAATCAATTGTTCAAACGAATGTTCGTTAAAGTCATTTCGAGTTATCACGTATTGTCTCCATCATTGTAAAGTTTTCCACTCTTG